GCCGCGGCGAGGATATCGACGACGTCGACGCCCGCCAGGCAATGGAGAACACCGGCGCCGACGATCTCGACCTGGTGCACGACACCGACCCGCGCCAGACCGATAACAGCGGCAAGCGGGTGGATGCCGCGCCGACCGAAGCCGAGCAGACACAGGACGCCACCACATGAGTTATCAACACATCGCAGCACAGATATTCGGTCGATCGCTCATGATCGAGCCGCAGCGCGCCCGGACCATGGTGTCGGCGCTGGTCGATCGCCTGAACGTGCAATCGCTGCACATGCACGACGGCGCCATTCTGGAACGTGCGGATATGCAGGCGGTGCTGGACAACTGGAGCGCGAGCGGCAAGACGCTCGCCAAGACCGTCGACGGCATTGCCGTGATCGAGGTGGACGGCACTATCACGCACAAATTCGGGCATCTGAACCCATCCAGCGGCATGGTCGGCCTCGACGGACTGCAGGCGCTGATTCAGTCCGCGGACGCAGATCCGGAGGTGCGCGGCATTCTGCTGGACTTCAACAGCCCCGGCGGCTCGGTGTCCGGCACGTTCGACCTGGCGCAGCTCATCCACGATATCGACACGCCGATCTGGTCGCTGGTCGACGAACTGTGCTGCTCGGCGGCGTACGCGCTGGCCGCGGCGACCGACCGGATTGTTGCCCCGCGCACCGCGCAGACCGGATCGGTCGGCGTGATCGCTATGCATGAAAACATCGCCGGCGCGCTCGAACAGCAGGGCCGCGAAATCACGCTGATAACCGCCGGGGCCCGCAAAGCCGAAGGCAACAGCTTGGCGCCGTTGCCCGACAACGTCCACGCGCGCATGCAGGCCGACGTGGACGAGGTGTATTCGATGTTCGTCGACAGCGTGGCCCAGTACCGCGGACTGTCGGCCGACGCGGTGCGCAAGACCGAGGCGGGCGTGCTCAACGCCCGCGAAGCCCTGGAGCTAGGCCTGATCGACGAGATCATGCCGGCCCACGATGCGCTGGAGGCGTTCGATAAGACGCTGCGGCGCAATTCCAACCCCATCCGAAAAGGAATGAACGCAATGGCCCTATCTCTGTTCGGGCGCAAGCCCAAAGCTCAAGCGTCGTCGGAGCAGACGGCGGCTGAATCGCCCGGCATCGCCGACCAGCTCGCTGCCGCCGGATTTACCGTGCACACCAACGACGACGGTAGCGTTGCCGGCATCGGCGCCGATACGACCGACGAGCACGGCGAAGCGCAGACGCTGGCGTTTACGGCCGTACCCGGTGCGGCGGGTGAGCCGTTGTTCACCGAGGCCGAGGCCCGTAACCAGTTCGGCGCACCCGACAACGCCGCTAGCCTCGACGCTCTGGTCGAACTCTGCAGCGAGCACGAATGTGACGGGCTCGCCAAACGGCTGCGCGATCGCGGCGTTACCGCCGAGCAGGCCGAGACCATCATGGCGGACGTCGATGCCATCCGCGTCAATATGGCGGCCACGTTCCCCGAAGACAACAAGGCCGCCGGCGCGCTGGCCGATCAGTTCGCGATTGCGGCCCACGGCAACGATACGGCGCAGTTCGCGGACGCCCTCGGATCGCTCATGGTCGAAGCATGCGCACGCATGTCGGGCGAAGAAATCGACCACCACCAACCCACTGGGCAGCAGGAAGGAGTGGCATCGAATGCTCTCGTGGCTGCCGCCAACCGCATGAACGGGAGCAAGTAATGCAGACCCATACCTACGAACGCGACAATCTCTTGTCCGGCGACTTTCCGCTCGTGACGCGGGCGGTCACCATTGCATCGGGCCAGACGCTGGCACGCGGCGCCATTCTTGGCAATAACGGCACGGCCTATGTTCAGGCCGACAGCACGCTGGTTGACGGCAGCGAGGCCGCCGTGGCCATTTTGGCCGAGAACGTGGACGCCACCGGCGGCGACACGCCGGCGATTGCCTATCTCACCGGCCAGTTCAACGAGCGCGCCGTCGGCGTGACCGGTTCCGACACCGCGGCCGGCTTCCGCGACGCGCTGCGCGCGTACAGCATCTTTCTCGAACCCAGCGTCTCCAAGTAACTGGCGCATCACCCAAGGAGGTATTCAATGGACATATCCATGTTCGAAACCCGCACGATGCTCCAGGCACTGGAGCAGCTGCACCCGCCCAAGACGTTCCTGCTGGACACGTTCTTCCCGACCGTCGAGACGTCCGACTCCGAGTATGTCGATATCGACATCTACAAGGGCAAGCGCCGGCTCGCGCCGTTCGTCAACCCGGCCCGTCAGGGCAAAGTCGTCGAAGCGCTCGGCTACACCACGCGCAGCTACAAGCCGCCGTACATCAAAATGAAGATGCCCACCACGGCTGCGGAGATCATGAGCCGCACCATGGGCAATCACATCTATCAAGACGGCCAGTCGCCGTCTGAGCGGGCCGCCACCCGTGCCATGCGCGACATGCAGGAACTGCGCGAGATGATCGTGCGGCGCGAAGAATGGATGGCCGCCCAGGCGCTGGACGGCGGCCAGATCGCGGTCGAAGGCGAAGGTGTGAGCGACGTGCTCGACTTCCAGATGGAAGACGCCAACAAGATCGTGCTCTCGGGCACCAGCCAGTGGGACGGCGCGGACGCCGACATTGGCGCCGATATCCGCAACGCGCGGCGCGTGGTCGGCAAGCAGTCCGGCATCGTGCCCACCGACTTCGTGCTCGGCGAGCAGGCATATGACGCGCTGATCAAGAACCCCGCGCTGCTTGAGCAGCTCGACAACCGGCGCGTGAATACCGGCCAGATCGACCTGGCCGCCTATAGCGCGATGGGTGCGAGCTATGTCGGCAACCTGTTCGGCGCGGACCTGTGGACGTACGACGAGTGGTATACCGGCGACGACGGCGAGGAAAAGCCGATGGTGCCCGTGAACAAGGTGTTCGCCGGCAGCCGCCAGGCCCGCACCGCGCGCCACTACGGTGCGATCAAGGATCTGTCGGCCATCGCATCGGTGCCGTACTACCCCAAGAGCTGGGAAGAAGAAGATCCCAGCGTGCGGTGGATGATGCTGCAGTCGGCGCCGCTGGTCGTGCCGCACCAGATCGATGCGTTCGCGACGATCACCGTGGTCTCGGAGTAAGCGATGCAGATCGTTACCCGCTGCACCCTCAAACACCGGGGCAAGTACCTGCCGCCAAACGACGTGATCGACGTCGATGACGCGACCGCAAACGCCCTGATCGACCAGGGGCTGGCTGACAAGGCCGCGCCCAGCCCGGCCAAGCCGGCCGGCAAGAAGCCGGGCCGCAAGGCCACGCCTGCGCCGGACGACGCGCCGGCCGCGTAATCGACTCGGAGCGATGAATCAAAAGCCCGGTTCGCCGGGCTTTTCTTTGATCGCTGCGGATCGCTTCACCTATTTCTTGATCGGGTTTTGATCGCTTGACATCCTCCCCGCCCTAAAGGACGGGGTTTCTCGCGGAGGAAAGATGAATCTCGAACGCCTTACCACCCGCGCCGGCTTTCGCGCCTTCAGCCAGGGCGGGGCCGTGTATCGGGGCGGGCGCGTGCCGAATGGTGTGGTGCGCGGCATCAAGGCGGTGCTCGACCGCAATTACGAAGTCTACGACGACGACCAGATCGCCCGCCGTGTGACTGTCATTGCCGTATTGGTCGCCCAGGTGCCGGTATCCGAGCGGCGCGACACCATCGAGCGCGACGGCCAGACCTGGCAGGTCCACCAGGTGCTGGACGACGACGGGTTTGAACGCGTCCTAGAGGTGAGCTGATGCCGATCAAGTACCGACTCCAGGACATGGAGCAGTTGCGTACGCAGCTCGGCGAAGCCGGCAAGTCCGTCGACAAGGCACAGCGCTGGGCGATCAACGCCGTCTCGCGCAAGGCTGCGACCCATATCAGCAAGGATATCCGCAAGGTCTATGCGCTCAAGGCCGGCGATATCAAGAATTCGTTATCCGTGAACAAGTACCAGGACACCGGCCGGTCCTTGCTCTACACCGGCGGCAAGATCCCGCTGGAGCGGTTTGGCGGCAAAGACAAGCGCGTCCGGGTGAAGGCCAAGAGCAAGAAAGGCAAGCCGTTCAAAACCCACCGGCGGGCAGCCACGGCGCGAGTCCGCAAGGACAAGGGGCGCAAGACCGTACAGCCGGGCGGTTTTCTGGCCAAAGGGCGCATCTATCGGCGGCGCGAACAAGGCCGAAACGACAGCGCCGTCGTGCCGATGTACGGCCCGTCGATCCCCGGCATGGTCGCCTATCCGGAAACCATTCGCGGCGCCGAGCGGCTGGTACAAGACCAGCTGCCGCAAGAGTTTAGTGATCGGCTTGATTATCTGCTGAACCGGTAGCCAGGCATGCAAAACCCAGACATACAGCCCGCTCTGATCGAGCGCCTGCGCGCCGAGTGCGGCGATACGTTCCCTGTGATCGAGGACGCCTGGAATGCGCCGCCGGCGGAGCGCCTGTACGAAACCACGCCGGCCGCCTACGTGTTCCTTTATCACGAGGGCCCGGCCGGCGGTAGCGAGCCGGAGACGACCTGCCCGCGCCAGCGCGTGACGATGGTCTACGCGGTGCACCTGGTCGTGCCGTCCGAAACGTTCCGGGAGGACGCACACCGGATACGCGAAGCGCTGTTCGGCTGGTGCCCCACCGAGCAGCACGAGCCCATGGCCACCCGCGGCGGCGAACGCCTCAACGGCGCCATCGGCGGCCTGTACGTCGAATACCGCCAGCTCTGGTCAGTTGACACCTGGCTGCGCAACAACAACCCCAACGCATAGGAGCAACCCATGGCCACCCGATCCGGCGGATGCTATCGCATCCGCAACGGCAAACCGGTGCTCGTCGAGCGCACCGGCTACCGACCCGAAGCCGAGGCCGTGAAGAAAGACACGGCCACCGACACCACCGCGCCGAAGAAGGGCGCCAAGAAGGAGACGCCCGATGCTGACACGTAAGCAATATGCCCTCGTCAAGATCGAGACCACGGCCGGCGAGGACGCAACGCCCGATCTGTCCAACCGCATCGAGGCGGTCAACGAGTTCAGCCTGAGCCCCTACGAAGGGGACACGCAGACCCAGCAGCGATACCGCGACCATCTGGGCGGAAATGCCGAGGTCAACGTCGGGCCGTATACCATGCTCACCATCACCGTGCCGTTGGCCGGCTCCGGCACCGCCGGCACCGCGCCCAGCTTTGGCCCGTTGCTGCGTGCCTGCGGCCTGTCCGAGACCGCGGACCTCAACAGCGTGGCGTATGCGCCGGTCAGCGCGGATTTCGAAACCGTCACCATCTACTTTGTGATGGGCGACGATCAGCTGCACAAGATTACCAACGCCATCGGCACGCCGACCTACAATCTGTCAAGCGGCGAGTTTCCGACCGTCCAGTTCGAGATGATGGGGGTCTACAACCGACCCGAGGCGGTCGGCAGCTATTCCGGCGAGGTGCCCGATCAGGCCGGCGAGCTGCCGGTCAATTCGCGCAACACGACGATCAGCGTGCACGGCTTCAATGCCTGCGGCCAGTCGTACGAGCTCAACCAGAACAACACCACGATCCACCGCAACCTGATCGGCTGCGAAAGCTTCACAATTACCGAGCGTGACGCCAACGGCAGCGTGCAGGTCGACGCCCCCGATCTGGCGACTCAGGATTATTTCAAGGCGGTGGAGTCCCACGAGGGCACAACGACCGGGGCGATCGAGGTTGTGCACGGCGCCACGCCGGGCAATATCGTCACGCTCTCCGAGCCGACCGCCCAGCTGTCGACGATCAGCATCGCGGATCAGGACGGCGTCGTGCAGTACAGCATGAACCACAAGGCGCTGCCGGCCGATGGTGACGATGAATTCACCCTGGAGTTTTCCTGATGGCGATTCGTTTTGCACCGGTGGCCAAAGTCGCCACCGACGTCCCGATCCAGATGCTGCGCGAAGACGGCGGCTACGATGTCGGTGATCTGCGCGTCACCTACAAGGTGGAGCCGCACAGCAAGTTTCGAGAACTGGCGCGGCGCTTCGGGGCCGACGAGATCAGCGCGGCGCAGCTGCTGCGCGATCGAGTTCTGGACGTCGAGGGCGTGCTCGACGACGACGGCCAGGCCCGCGAATGCAGCGGCCAGCTGATCGACAAGATGGCCGACGATCCGGATATTGGGCCAGCGCTGATTGACCACTGGATGCGGCTACAGACGCGCCGCGACAAGGAAGCCGAAAAAAACTGATGGCCCTGGGCCGCCATTGGGCCGGCGGTGGCCGGGGTTCACAGTTTAAGGGCGCATCCGAGGCGTTTGGCACCGACAGCGACCGCCAGGAGACAGACTTGGAAATATGGCCCGAGCACGTGCAGGCATGGCACGTGTTCGCGGGCTGTGGCACGCAGTGGCGCGTTATTGCCGGCATGGGCGGCGTGGTTTACCAGGGGCTGGAGTACACCAGCGTCGAGGCTGTTATGCGCCTGCATGACGTGACAGATCGGGCGCGCTGCATGGCCGCGGTGCAGTGCCTCGAGATTGGCGCCCGTGAGGCCCTGAATCGTTAATTGACAGCGCCTGCGTGTTATCGTTAGTCAACTGACACCCCGCAAACTTGACGAAAAGAGCCCGCTACAACGCGGGCTTTTTTGTGCCCGGAGTTCGTAACCATGGCCAAGAAATTTAAGACTGGGATCATCATCACCGGCGACGCCAAGGGCGGCGTCAAGGCGATCAAGGCGACTGACAGCCAGCTGAAAACACTAGATCGCCAGCAAAAGCGCAATACTCGCAGTGCGGCCAAGATGGCGTCGGCGTTCAGCCACGTCCGGCGTAACGCCCGTCGCTATTCGGCCGCGCTCGGCGTGGCCGTTGTCGGCATAGTGGCACTCACGGCGCGCCAGGCTGCGGCCGTGCGCGATACCGACTCGCTGGCCAGAGCGCTCGGCGTATCGACCGGCGAATTTCAGGCGTTCCAATATGCGGCCGAACAGGCCGGCATCGGCGCCGACAAGGCCGGCGATATCATCAAGGACGTGAGCGACAAGCTCGGCGACGCCAGTCTGACCGGCGGCGGCGAGATGGCCGACGTGCTCGACCGCATCGGCTTGTCCGCCGAAGAACTGCTGAAATCCGGGCCGGTCGATCAACTGGTCGCGATCAGTGGCGCGATCAAGGATCTGCCCAAGGCGCAGCAAGTCACGGTCATGGAGTCGATCGCCGACGACGCGACGCGCCTGCTGCCGCTCATGCGCGATAACGCCAAGCTGCTGCGCGAGTACAACCAGGAAGCGAAAGACTTCGGCATCGCGCTTAGCGACGACGACGTGAATCGTCTGCTCGCTGCCAACCGCGCGACCGCGCGCTTCTCCGGGGCCATGCGCGGGCTCGGCAACGATATCGCGATCGCCGTCGCGCCGGCCATGACCAGCGCCATCGATGATATGGGCTATCTGCGCGATATCGTCCGCGATTCCGGCTTTCAGCAGAACCTGTCCACGCTGGCATCGGCGTTCGCCAGGACAGCCGGGTTCCTCGCCGAGGGTACGCGCGAGTTCGTGACATTCGGCAATCAGATCGGCACAGCGGCCGCGCACCTGGCTGGCTACTCGAACGAACTCGATGATATCGGCGCCAAGCTGCAGCGCCTGGAATCGCTGCGCGGATCGTCGACCATGTCGCGAGCTGGCTTGTTCAGCTTCGCCGGCGAGTTCGACACCTTTATCGACGACAGCGATATCGATCGTTACGTGACCAAGCTCAAAGCGCGCCGCGCCGAGATCGCGGGCGAGATGGCGTCGGTCGGCCAGGACACGGCCGGCGGCTCGCTGGCGCCGATCGACGTGAAACCCGACCCCTACGCGAGCCTGACCGACGAATACGACAAGCAGCATCGAAAGCTTGTGCAGCTGCGCGAAGACCGCACCAAGCTGCAGAAAGCTATTGCAGACGATCCCGATAACGCGGGCGCATACCGGCGCTCACTGTCGTCTGTCAACGATCAGATCGACCGGCTGAACAACGCAAGCCTCGGCGCAGCGGGCGCGCTCGGCGCGCAACAGAAAGCAGCCGCCAGGTTGACCGATCAGTACGACGGCGTTGCGGCCACGCTGCGCCGCCAGATCGCGCTCAGTGGAGAGACCGGCCAGGCCGCCGATATCCGGTATCAGATCGAACAGGGCGGGCTGCAGGGGCTGGACGCCGCGCGCGAACGCAATCTGACGAACATGGCGCGCGAGATCGACGCGCTCGAAGCACAGCGCACGGCGGTGCAATCGCTGTTTCCGGAATGGCAGAAACTGCAGCAAGCCAGCCAGCTGCGCCAGTCCGTGAGCGACCTGCCCGAAGGCATGCAGGAATTCGGCCAGCGTCGCGCCGCACAGATCGCAGGCGAGTCCGCGACCGCCGGACTGCCCGGCATGCAGGGGCTGGACCCTGAATATAACGGCGCGTTCGGTGAGGCGCAGCGCCTGGGCGATGAACGCGGCGAATACCAGCAGGCTTACGAACGCCGGCGCGAATCGTTCCTTGAATACGCGCGCACGCACGAGGAAGACAAAGCCACGGCCGATGCCGCGATCGAAGCGCTGGACAAGGCGCACCAGCAGCGTATGACTCAATACCAGGAACAAGAGCAGAGCGCGCAACGCCAAGGCTACGCCAACCTGTTCGGCGAGCTGACCAGCCTAACCGGCCAGTTCGCTGGCGAGCAGTCGGGCATCTATAAGGTGATGTTCGCGGCATCCAAGGGGTTCGCGATCGCCGACAGCATCGTGCAGATTCAGGGCGCCATCGCCAAGGCAGCGAACCTTCCGTTCCCTGCCAACCTGGGCGCTATGGCGACCGTTGCCGCATCCACAGCGAGCATCGTCGGCAATATCCAGAGCGTTTCCCTTTCCGGCCAGGCCCACGACGGTATCGACAGCGTGCCGAACACAGGCACCTGGAACCTCGAGCGCGGCGAGCGCGTGGTCGACCGGCGTACCAACGTGGATCTGAAACAGTATCTGCAGCGCGAGAAAACCGGCGATAACACGAACAGCGCGCCCAACGTCACGCTGCACATGCCGATCACGGTCGAGGGCAAGCCGGGCATGAGCGACGCCGAATCGCGCGAGCAGGGTCAGCAAGTCGGCTCGCAAGCGCGCGACATGGTGCTGGGCGTGATCGATAACGAGTTCCGCTCCGGCGGTCGGTTTTCCAATGTCAAGCGATCGGCATAGGAGGCAAGGTGTTCGATTTTTTGCCCGATGTGCCGCTGGATTTCTCGCCGAGCTACCAGCTCGCCGCGAATATCGACCACGCGCAGTACGGCGACGGCTACGAGCAGTCTCAGCCGGCAGGCATCAATCACCAGCGCCGCAGCTATAGCGTGCAGGCCACGATGCTGACCCGGGATGAGTACGACATGCTGCACGATTTTCTCGCGCCGCGGCTGAATCTGACCCCGTTCTACTGGCAGCCGCCCTGGGATCTGATTGTGCGTCAATGGAAATGCACCAGACTCGGCGGCCCGCGCCCGACGAGCGCGCGCTTTGCATCGCTGTCCGCCACATTTGTTGAGGATTTCACGCCGTGACTATTGATTCCGACGTGCAGATGCTGCAACAAGA